CTAAATCAAAAACAAAACAGATATTTCCAAGTCCGAGTTATTATCGGATTTACTTAGCTTTTCTGTCTTAAAATAATCAATTCGGCGGATAATGGATTTCAGCATTTGGTTTTTGATATGTGCGTTTTCGTGTTTGCCGAAATTTTCGATAACATTAGCCAATCTGTCAAGCATTTCAGAATCGGATATAATTTCAATACTTGATAGCTCAATCATTTTAAGCTGATTTTTTATATCCGAGATTTTATCCTTAATCAGCTTGGAACGCTCCAGAAAGGTGTTATTATCATAAATTCCCTGTTCAAGCAAATCATAAAGCTTGCTTTGTTGCTTTTCAAGCTTGGATAATTCCGCCTTAATTATTTTTTCGGTGTTAGGAATATTTGATTGTTTTTGCGGGGATTGAGCCATAACTTTTAAGCTTTGATAGCATCTTCTTATGTGGAGCATAACCAGTTCGTCAACCGCTTCAATGCGGCTGCTGACTATGCTTCCCCTGCACTCAAAGCTTCGGCAATGTATATGCTCGTAGCTTCGTAGCCGCGCGCCTTTCTTATCTTTGGCATGATGTATTTTTCTTGTCATGGCGCATCCGCAATGATTGCAGAATAATAAGCCTTGGTAATAGTTCTTTAATTCCGCGCTGTGCTTATGCTTGGAATTGTGAGGTGAATTTTCAAATTTATACTGCACCTTATAAAAATCCTCTTTGGATATTATCCGCTCATGTATTCCTTGAAAAAGCTCGTCCTCCAACCCTTTTGAACGCCACCTCAGCTGCCCGGTATAAACAGGATTTTGAAGCAAGGCTTTTACGGTTTCTGCCTGCCAAGCCTGCCCCCTCTGCGTTTTGATTCCCAACCGATTCAGCTTTGCGGCAATCAGAGAACAGCCCTTGTCGTCATTCAAATAGGTATCATATATAAGCCTTACAATTTCAGCCTCCTCCGGCTCAATCTCCAGTGTATGAACCTTGGAAGAGGGGCTTATTTTTTTATAGCCATACGGCGGATACGTCCCGATATAATTGCCCTCTTTAACGGCGGCGAGCCGCCCGGCGTTCATTCTACGCTTAATCGTCTTATACTCACGGCGTGACATAAACAGAGAGAACTCGAAATATTCCTCATCAAACTCGTTATTGGGGTCATATGTTTTGGTTGGCGTTACAATTTTGGTATTGCTGTCTCTGAAAGCCTGTGCAACAAGCCCTTGGTCGATTGTATCACCGCGCGCAAGCCTCTCGACCTCCATAACAATCACGCCGTCACATTTGCCCTCACTGACCTTTGTGAGAAGCCTTTGCATTTGCGGTCTGGCGGCTATGCTCTCGCCCGATACGATTTCACGGTAGATTTCGCCGATAGCTAATTTTTGTTTTTTTGCCAAATCGCGGAGGGTATTTTCATGCCGCGTTAAGGTTTCACCCTCGCCGCGCGCCTCCGCTTCAAGGTCGGCGCGGGATTTACGTAGGTATATATCGTATATGGTATTTCCCTCCTCATAATCTCCTAACCATTTGCAAATATTTATCGTTTTTATCATATTGCAAAGGCTCAAACCCATTTTTACGGTAGAAAGAAACAACCTTATCAATCTCTAAACATTCTAACATTACAAATCTGCCTCCGATTATATTTTTAGCGGAGTAAACAGTATCAAGGCAAAGATTGAAAAGTTCATCACCGTTAATTTCGGAAGCTGTTAATAAATCTTTCCCGAATTGACCTATGAGAATTATTCCGACCGCTCTGACATCTTTAGAAAATCCGTCAATATTCTTCGCCTTGCTCTTTGAAACAGTCTCTGAAAATGGCAATGCGTTAAGGGTTAGCGTAAAGTATCCTAAAAGCGTTTCGTTATCATCGAAAACTAAGTATGTACGCCCCTTATCACGGCGTTCAAAATCAAAAGCCTTTTGTTTAAGAAACAACTCAACATCTTTATCTTTGCAAACAAAGGTGTCGATGGTTTTAATTATTGATTCGAGCTGTCCTTCCTTGATGATTTCTCCGAGAGGCGTTGCAAAAAGCATTTTAATTCATCTCCGTCTAAAATCTTATAATTCCCGCTTATATCAGGGCGAGGCGGAGCAGGTTTATTTAAAATTTCAATAAGACGGTCAGCCGCCGCGTCATCAATAACAATATTTTTATAGAATGTCGATGTTGCCATATAGCTCAACTCCTTTTATAATATTATATGCCATATTTAAAATTTTATCAACCCCGCCCGCTTTTGCAATCAGCCGGAGCGGGTTTTTAGCTTATATTTTTATTCTTACCATAAAAAATCAGTCCGGCTTCAAGGTTTTTTCGGTAATAACAGCAGCGGGCATAGAAATTATTATCATGCAAACAAGCCGTATTATCAGAACATTCGACATATTTACCGCAACAACCTATTTTTTCAGACGGCTCAAATTTGTCCAACGAATAACACAACCGCGCATAAAGGTATTCTTCGGCATTGTTTGAATCAAGCGGAAAAATAACATTGTATCTATAATCCTCATAGACCTTACCTTCATTATCTTTATATTTGAACTTTGATTTTCTAACTTCTGCATTATCCGGCGGAGGAATTTGAGCAAATTGCTGTCTTGTCATCTCCACCTTGTATTTATATTTTTTTCGCTTTATTATTCCGAATACTCTGTAAGAATTTTCTTCAGTTAAGGGCTCTTTTATCCAAACGGAATAGCTCTCATCCTTGTTTTCTTCAACGGCTATGTATTTTCTGTCAACGAGCAATTTCAAACATGCTTCATTTACAATTTTTTTAAGTATTTCATAGGTATCAGCATCAATGGCATCAAATGTAATTTGTTCGGTAATCACAGCAAAGACAACTCCTTAAATTTAACAAAATCCGATTCACCTATGATTTGAATATTAGCACCGTCATGATTAAACTTTATTGCTTTTTCATGCTTTCCGCCCTTAGTTCCCTCTTTATAAGCATCACTGCCCAAATCGCCCATAACCAAATAATTAAGCCCTTTTATTACACCGGGCTTTACAGTAGCTCCCAGCTCAACAAGACGATTTGACAATCGGATTTTATCACAGCAATTAAAATTACCTGTTAAACAAAACGTCTTGCCAGTTACGTCAAAAATAAAGTCAATATCGGCGGAATCGTTTATGATTATCTTGATGACATCGGCATATCTGAGGAAGTCATATTCAGAGATTATTTTTATATTTTTACAGTTCTTAACGCTGTCAATCATCTCATCAAAATCATCTTGTAAATATTTTTTGTGCATATCATCGCTTAAAATAAGAAAATCGGCGGAATAACAAAAATAATCGGCATATCTTGCACCAATGTCGCAAAATATCCCCTTAATCTGCTCAGTTGACATCCCTTTAAATGAACCGTAAGAAATACAAAGCTTATTAAGGAAAAAGTTATTTTCAACGCTTTCATCTTTTACTTTTAAAATATTATCCTTACTCTTGCGGTTATAAGATTTAAACTCCATAAGCGGCTTTAAAGTTTCGTAAAGTTTGTTAGCCATATGGCAATCCGCTTCGGCTCTGTGGTGGTCTGTTATATCTATGCCTAAGTGAACACTCACGGTTTCAAGGCGGTGGTTTTGCAATTCCGGCAAACATCGCCTTGACAAATGGTATGTATCTATATAATTGTTAGAGATAGGTCGATTTAGTATTTTTTCGGACAAATCGTATAATATACAAAGGTCAAAGGCGCAAAGATTGTGTCCGATAAGCACATCATCACCGATAAATTCTAAAAAACCGGTCAAAACATCTTCAATAAACGGCGAGCCGGCAACCATCTCATCAGTAATACCTGTTTTCTCAATAATTTTATTAGGTATGTTCTTTTTGGGGTTCACCAGTGTTTGAAATTTATCACAAACTTTTCCGCCGCGAACCCGCAAAGCGGCTATTTCGATAACTTCTAAATCAGTAACATATATCCCGGTAGTTTCAAGGTCGATAACCGTATAGTTTTCGAGCTTTTTATTGACGCTACGACCTTTCAATGGTCGTTTTTTATTAGTCATGATTAAAACAATCCTCTCATTTTTCAATCAAACCGCCCCCCCAGCGGCTATTTTTATGCAGTTTCTTTTTCCAAAGCAATCTCTTCGGAATACTCTTACAAAAGAATATCAAGCCTTTCTTTAATCTGCCTCTAAAAATATTATACCACAAGAAAAAATAAAACGCAATAATTTTATAGAAAAATCTGAAGAAAGGCAGGTGAACAAAATGACGACTAAAAACAAGGATAGAGTAATGGTTTACTTAGACCTTGAATGAACCAGAGAGGAGCGTGAAAAGTTAAGAAATAGGACAATCCGCCGAATGAATAAGCTTTAATGAGAGGACGGTGCTTTTAATGGAGCTTAACCAAAATAACATGCCCGAACCGCAAATTGTTCACGTTGAGGAAACCGAAACTCATATCATAACGCATTACATTCACGGCGAATTGAAATATTCAAAAGGCGCGAAAGTGATTACAAAAGTGCCTAAGTTTGTGCCGCCGGAGGTGGAGCAAAATGCCGTAAATAAGCTTTATGAGTTCGCAGCTGATTTTTACGGAGTTGATGTAAGGCGGTTGAGAATTATACCGTAAAAAAGAAAGGACGTGTTTTCCCCGTGAATTTGCCGAATGTAGACGGACGAGCCCTAATCCCCTTGGTTGCAATTCTGATTCCGCTTCTATTAGCTCAATTTATCGAAAATATAAGGCTATCACTGGAAGGCGAGAAAGGAGAAGAGGAATGATTGATTTTGAAAAAATCCCCGACATGCAAATAGAGGTCAACCTTGACCGAATCATTACTGATTGCGTAGCAAAAATCAAAACTTTACAAGCGGAGAATCTTATTCTGAAAAATAGAGTTAAGGAACTGGAAGCGAAAAACGCTAAAGCAAAGAGGTGAAAAGCTGTGATTATGTTTGAGGTTGGAAAAACCTATAGAATTATATGTGTGAGAGCAGGTAATTTACATACCACTGCAAGGGTGACACATCGGTTTTCCCCGACTAAAATAAGGGTGGAGTTCGCAAAACCCTTGAAATATGCGCGAAAAAAGCCGATAATGTGGGATAATATTCCAATCACACTAATTGAAAGCGAGGAGCGTTCGTCTGATGCGACTTACAGAATGTTTGCTTGGGATAAAATTGAGGCAAACGAAAACAAATGAGCCTGCCCGGAAAGCACCCGGACAAGCTCAAAAAAACATAACCTTATCTGCATTATAGCAGATTGCGAAAGGAATGTCAATGCTTTATGGCAAAATCTAAAAAAATCTATTCTGAGCATAACCCAAAAAATCATAAATACGCCGATTTCGTCTACATGACTATTGAGGAATCTGAAAAGCTTGAACGTCAATACGGCGTATATGCAACCGAAAAAGCCATCGAAATCCTCAATAATCATAAAGGCGCGCACGGTCAGAGGTATGTAAGTGATTACATGGCAATTAAAAAATGGGTTGTTGAATCGGATTCGTTTTTAAATTGGTGCGTGTCAAATGAAACTCACGCCCCTTGGGAATTGATGTGAAAGGAAGAAAAGTTATGAAACTGCAAAATATTGAAATAAGCCGAATAGCAAGCAACCCGCTGAACCCCCGTAAGGATTTAGGAGACCTAACGGAATTATCTGAGAGCATAAGAACACAAGGCATCATGCAGAATTTAACGATTATCCCTAAATACCCGGAAAAATACTCACTTATGGTTGAAAGCAAGCGCAAATATGACGGCGATTATATCGCCGTCATAGGGCATCGCCGCCTAGCCGCCGCTAAACTTGTGGGGGTGGAAACAGCCCCTTGCGTTATAGTCCCTTTCATGTTGGATAACGAGCAGGTCGCCGTTATGATGTCGGAAAATAACAAAAGAAAAACACTGACGAACTTTGAAGAGGCTTGCGGCTTTCAAATGATGCTTGATTTAGGTGACACAATTTCCGATATAACAGAAAAAACAGGGAGCTCAAAAACAACTGTATACGAGCGGATTGCGCCTTTTAAATTTTTGGATAAAAAGGCTGTTGAGGAGGCTTTCGAGCGGAATGCCACCTTTGAAGATTTTGCAAAGCTCAATAGAATCAAAGACGAGAAAAAACGGGCTGAATTAAGTGAATCAATCGGAACAAGCTACTTCAATTGGAGTTGTGATTCCGTTTTCGCAAGCCAAATTAAAAAAGAAAAATGGAAACAAAACAAGCCCCAAATCATTGCCAAGCTTGAGAAAATGGGAATCACTCGGAAAGCTACATATTTCCCCAAAACTGACGGATACGTACATTACATAGATACAGTTGACAGCATATCAAAAATAGACCTAAACAAAGAATCATATTTTTATTACACCGATACTGACCACATCAAAATTTTATACGACATGAAATCAACAAAAGAGGATGCAGAAAAACTCGCAAAAAAGAATGAATTAATAATCCGTAATGATGAATTTGATGAATTATGGAATTTTGCGTATCGTATGAGGTTGCAGTTTGCACAGAGTTTCAGACCTAAAAGAGAGCAATTCTATTTAATCTACGACAAAGCGGCGGATTTTTTGTTGTTTTATTCGAACACTTGTGATTTTGATAATGAAGTATTTGGCGAACTTTTCAATATCAAAACTGACGATAGAAATGTGAATATAGTTCACCAAAAAATAAGAGTCCAATCTGAAATTGAAAGCACCATGAATCCTGCAACAAAATCATTTCGAGCAATTTATTGTTTATTAGAACAAAAATACTCGACAGTTACCCCCGACTGTTATGAGGACGAGAAAGAGGAACTTGAACCGTTGATTGAGCTTTATGAATTTATGGAAAAACTCGGCTATGAAATGTCTGATGAGGAAAAGGCTTTACTCAACGGAACGCATGAGCTATATATTAATGATGATGAGGAGGCTTAGGACGGATTAGCGGAGGTTGAAGCGGCGCAATTGTCATTATATTAAGGATTATGAATATTGCAAGTCAAAATAACACGGAGCGGAATAAACCGCTCCGTGTGGGAAGATTAGGCGAGGTTGAGTTGTTCAAGTAAAGCGTTTTGCAAGGTTTGAGAAAAATTAATGCTTTTTGCGGTCGCCGCATCGTTGAGCCAACCCGGAATAGTCAGCGTTTTCTTGACGGATTTAGATTCATAATATCGCTTATAGAAAACAGTATCGCAATGCACAAATGACACGGTTTCGTTATCCTTCACGCTTAATGCTTTAGGTTCTGACGGTTCGGGTATTTCCTCACCCGCTTTCTCCATATCATAAAGACGCAAACAAAGAATATCCTCAGCCATTTCAAGTGCCTGTGCCATTCCCTCGCCCTGCGTGAAACAAGCGGGAACATCAGGGAAATCAACAAAATAAAGCCCATTTTCAACTTTTGCAAATATTGCGGGATAAACATATTTTGCCATAATAAAAACCTCCGTTATATTTAGTTTTGGCTTTGCGGGGTTCATTTAATCCCCGCTTGCCTGTTCATTCGGTGAAATAAATCTTTTGAAACTTCTTGTGTATCATGTCTGCCTATCGGAAACATATTGCCGTTTTTTGGATTGAGCCATATTTCATGATTTGTTCCTTCATGGTGAAATTTGCAACCTCGTTTCTTTGCAAAACGCTTATATTCCGCTATCGTCATATTCTCAACCTCCTATATATATTATAACACGTATAATAGTACGTGTCAAGCGTTTTGAGTAAAAATATTACACAAAATTCAAATTGAAATTTGGTGAAATAAATGCCGACTATTAGAACGAAAACTTATTCCGGCGCAGTGCTTGAATATGAGCAGTTTACAATTTCGGATACTATTGTGAATATGAAAACAGTAAAACCGAAAACCCGCCGTGATTTAACGCCGGAAGAAAAAGCCGAGCATACCCGCCGGCAATCGAAAACTCGCTTTACCAGAGCAGTCAACCGAAATTTCACGCACAAGAGTTATTACCTCACGCTTACATATAACGCCGAAAGCCTGCCCCTAACAATTGAGGAAGCCGTTAAATCTCGAAACTTATATATTCGCCGTATAAAACATTCGAATCCCGATGCTAAAATCATCGCCGTAACAGGCTATGGGCGGCGGTCGGGGCGTTTGCATCATCATCTTATTATAGATAATGCCGCCGAAGCTGATATAATAGGCAAATGGACGGGCGGCGAAGTATACCATATAGAAAACTTGCGGCGGCATAACTATTACGGAATGGTTGACCACGGCGAGGATTTTACCGGGCTTGCTGAATATCTGTTCAGCCACGTCCCCGAAAATTACGTAGGCAAACGGTGGTATCAATCGAAAAATTTAATTAAGCCGGAAGAAAAAGATAAGCGACAATCTAAAATAGTTTATACCGAATCAAACCCGCCCAAAGCTCCGGCGGGTTATAAGCATGTAAGCACCTACAAATGCCCTTATTATAAAAGCACCTATATCAGATTCAAGTTTGTCAGAATCACGCCGCCGAAGGACGAGCCGCCGCTGAAAATAAAACACCCTTACAGTCGAATGTGAGAGCATTAAAACATTATATATAGTATAGGACAGCCGCTAAATAAGCACTGTCTTTAATCTCTTGAAATTACGGCACGTTTTACCGCTATACCCGATTTTTTTTATTTTAGGAGTTGTGAATATGGGAAAAAGAAAGTTGACAGATGAACAAATCAAAAAAGCATATCGCGCATGGTGCGGGGGGTGGTCTTTGGTAAGGTTAGCGGAGCATTTTAATGTTTCTGAAAACACGATAAAAAGGCGATTTAAAGAACTCAATTATAAAAAAACAATCTTGCCTTTTGAAAAATTTTAAAAAAAAATTAGTTTTGGTCTTGTAATAGCTCATATTTTTATGTTAAGGTATAAGTAAAGTAAACTTATGCCTTGTTTTGGTGTTTGAAAATGAAAAGTGATTATTTTGAAAAAGTAGAGCCGCGCTTCTTAGAAATAGGCGAGTGGGTAAGAGCAGGATTAACGCAAGTAAAAATGGCTGAAAACTTAGGAGTTTCCTACACGACATTCAAGAATTATAAGAAAAAACATCCTGCCCTTTCCGCCCTCTTAAAAAAAAATACACGCACACGAAACGCTGTTGCCGAGGACGCGCTTTATAGCCGCGCGACAGGTCTGTTTGCCAAAACTGAAAAGCCAATCAAAGTAAAACATACCGAGTATGACCCAAAGACGGGGAAGAAAGTAAAAGAATTTGAAACGGTGGAAATTACCGAAGTCAAAGAATATATCCCGCCGGATACCGCCGCGCTAATCTTTTTTCTTACAAACCGAATGGGAGAAAAATATAAAAACAATCCGCACAAATTGGAGCTTGACGGTCGAAAAGTGAAGTTAATTGAAAAAAAAGCCGAAGAAGATGATAACTGGAGGGAGGAAGCAGAAAATGTTTAAATCTCTCTATGAGTTTTACCGCTCAAAAGAATGGGTTAATCTTGTCCGGCAATTGAAGTTGGAGAGAGTTAACAGCGCGGGGGAAATAATATGCGGGGATTGTAAAAAGCCCATAGTCCTGATGCGGGACTGCATCGGGCATCATACTATACCGCTGGAGTTAAGTAATCTCAATGATTACAGTATCAGTCTTAATCCCGATTGCATAGAACTGCTGCACTTCAAGTGCCACAATATTGTGCATAATCGTTTCGGACTTTATTCGCCGCAGAAAGTCTATCTTGTTTACGGCGCGCCGTGCAGCGGTAAAATTACTTGGGTTCTGCAAAATAAGTTTCCGAATGATATAATTCTTGATATAGATTTTTTGTACAAAGCTGTCACAGGCTCAAATTTGTATTACAAGCCCGACCAAATTAAATCAAATATATTCACGCTTAGGGATTGTTTGCTTGACCAAATAAAAACCCGATACGGCAAATGGCAAAACGCTTATATCATCGGAACTTATCCGATACTTGCCGAAAGGGAGCGTATTACACAAAGCGTAGGAGCTGAACAGATTTTTATAGACGAAGATAAAGCAACCTGTTTAAAGCGTTTATACGCGGATTCAGAACGAACGGAGTTTGTTTCACTTTGGGAAAATTATATCAGTGATTGGTTCGACCAGTACCAGCCGAATTTAACTTAACAGCCCCCCTCAATTAACTCGTCACGTTCTGGACACAGACTGTTGCTGCCCATAAATAGTGCCGAACGAGAAAAAATGAGATTTTAGAAAAAAATTCCGGGAGGAAAATATTTGAAATGGATGTTTGCGGTCGAGAAGAAAAAATAAGGGGATTTTTTGAAAAAACTGATTCAGGGCAGATGTGTGTTTTAAGTGAAGTTATTACGCAGGTTATTGCGCTGGAGGAGAAAATTAGTGAGTTGATTAAGTTGCCTTTTATTCGGGTTCATTCTAAAAATCCGGCAAAGCAGATGCAGACTGAGGCAGGCAAGCAATATGTTAAGCTTATGCAAACTTATTTAAACGCCGTCAAGATTTTAAGCGCGGAACTTAGGCGGGCGGGCGGGGAAACGGAAGATGATTTTGATAGGTTTATGAAAGATTTTAAGCCATGACTTATTTTGAAGAGTATTACAGCAAGTGTAAAAGCGGGGTTATTTTGGTCGGGACGGAGCTTATGCAATGCCTTAATAATCTTAAAGCGGATTTGGACGGCGGATTATGGCTATATGATACGCGGCACGCGCACTTTAGGATTGCTTTTATGCAAAGGCTATGCCGGCAGTCTAAAAGCCCTTATTACGGCAAGCCGATTGAGCTTATGCTTTGGCAGGCGGCTTTACTCGAAGTCATTTATTCGTTTAAAAATAAGGAAACAGGGCTTAGGCGGTTTAATAAAGTTATTTTACTGGTCGCGCGGAAGAACGGTAAGACAACGATTATGGAAGCTGATGCTTTTACAGAATTAATGTGCGGCGCGGGTGGCGAAGAAATTGTATGCTCATCAAATGACGATAGGCAAGCCTCAATTGCTTTTAACGGCATAAACAAGATGAGGGAGCTTTTTGACCCTAAAGGCAGGCGAACACATAAAAACCAAAGCTTTATTATCAATAAAAATAACGGCTCTGTGATTTATAAGCTATCGGACAGAACCAGAAACAAAGAGGGCGGCAACATAGATTACGCGATTTTAGATGAATCGCACGAGATGCGAGATGAAAGATAATATTATCGCAAAGGCTTTGGAGCAATCTCAGTCAATTAAAGAGCAACCGATTTTTATTAACATAACGACGGAGGGGATTGTAAATGACGGGTATTTGGACAGGGAGCTTAATTACGGACGTAAGGTAATTCAAGGAGAAATTGAGGACAACTCTATTTTAGTTTGGCTTTATACGCAGGATTGCGAACAGGAAGTCTGGCAATCGCCGGAAACTTGGGTAAAATCAAATCCATCTCTGGGGACTTTGAAACAGGTTTCTTATTTGGAAAAACAACTTAATAAATCTAAAGTTTCAAAAGCTGACAGAATTGCTGTTTTGACTAAGGATTTTAATATAAAACAAAACAATTCCGAATCTTGGCTTTTAGAGCATGAATATACCTGTGAGGGCGCGTTTGATATTGGGGATTTCAGAGGTTACAGGTTTATCGGCGGAGTTGATTTAGCGGAAACTACTGATTTATGTGCGGCAAAAGCTCTTTTTATGAAAAAAGGCGAACGCACTAAATATATATTGAGCAGGTATTTTATACCAGAGCGCAAGGTTATTGATTCGGGCGATATTATTGATTATAAAGAGATGGCAAGGCTGGGATTGGTTGATGTTTCGCCCGGCAACGAGGTTTTATTAGAGCGGGTTGCGGAGTGGTTTTATTCGCTTTATACCAATTATAACATAGTGCCTTTTAAAATCGGCTATGACAATCGCTTCGCTAAGACATGGCTTTCAAAGATGGAGGATTACGGTTGGTTTTCCGGGCTCAAAGAAAGCGACACTTGCGAGCGGGTTGACCAAAACAAGATGTCTTTATCGAACCCTATGAAGCTTTTGGAATCCGATATAAAATCGGGTTATTTGAACAATAACCAAAACCCCGTTGACCGATGGTGCTATCAAAATACTTCCGTCAAGGTTGACGATTTGGGGTATTGTATGCCGATAAAAGCCGCAGGGCTGGCGCGAAATCGGATAGACGGAGCTGTCGCTGACATTATAGCATATGCAATTTTAATGAGATACAGGACGGAATTTTCAGAGCTTGGAATACGTAAATAGGGGTAAAAATATGGGCTGGATTGAGCGGGTTTTCGGGCGCAGGGGTAAGGGGGCAGTACGCTCAGGGTTTATGGAGGGGCGCGCGCCGATTTTTACAAGGTATGGAGACAGTTTGTATAAATCCGATGTTGTAAGGCAGGCTATTTCGCGAATCACCAAAGAAATATCAAAACTTCAGCCGCGACAGATTCGGCGGGATTCTGACGGCATAATGGTGACACCGCGAAATGACATTAACCGGCTATTTGAGAACAGCCCCAACGAGCTTATGACTATTTCTGATTTCTTGGAGCGGGTTGCTTGGATTCTGTTTTTAACGAATAATGCGTTCATTTATCCTAAATATGAGCGGGTTTATAACACAACAACGGGGCTTTATGACAAGAGATATTTAGCATTTTATCCTTTAATGCCAATACGGGTTGAATTTTCAAGAGACAGCGCAGAGGATTTATTTATAACTCTTTATTTTCAAAACGGAGACAAAGCGCAGCTTCCTTATTCTGATATTATCCATATCAGAAATGAATATTCCGTATCTGATTTAATGGGCGGGAACGAACTGGGGCAACCAAACACGGACGGAATTAAAGAGACGGTACAGATTAATCATGACTTATTCTCCTCAGTCGCTATGGCGGCGAAATACGCGCTTACCGTTACGGGAATTTTGAAAATGAACACCATGATTGACGAGGAAAAGAAAAAGAGCGAAAGGGAGCGGTTTGAAGAGCAAATCCGACTGGGTAAGAGCGGAATATTAATCACTGATATTAAAGGCGAATTTGAACAGCTAAAGCGGGATATTAAGCTTGTTGATAAAGAAACTCTTGAATTTTTAGACAGTAAAATATTAAGGCAATACAATGTATCCGCCGCAATTTTGAACGGCGACTTCACAGCTGAACAGTATCAAGCTTTTTACGAAGCCGCGCTTGAAAATATTATTATTAAATTAGGACAGGCTTTCAGCAAAACCATTTTAACGCAGGGAGAGCGCAACCACGGTAATGAAATCGTTTTTTATCCGGCGAAGCTTATGTTTGCATCCGTCAATCAAAAAACAGCTATAGCCGACATTCTGGGGAATCGCGGCGCGCTTACGAATAACATGCTGCTTGAAATGTTTGGATTGCCGCCGTATGAGGGCGGGGACGTTCGGTTACAATCGCTCAACTATGTTAATACGGAAATCGCAATGCAGTATCAAATGTTGAAAAGAGGGGTTATCAATGACGGCAAAAATAACGAGAGCTTTTCCGATTGAATTACGCTCGGAGCTTAACGATAACAAATACACTGTGACGGGCACTCCGGCAGTTTGTTCTCAACGCATTAAAGTCGGGAATTATTTTGAAGAAATAATTATGCCGGGTGCATTTATCGGGTGCGACTTTTCCGATGTACCTCTTTTTGTCAACCACGACACGCGCGGAATCCCGCTTGCGCGCTCGCGGAGGAATAACTCAAACAGCAGCTTGCTTTTAACAGCTGATGAAAAAGGAATCAGCATGAGAACCATTTTAGATGTACCGGGGAATCCGCAGGCGGCGGCTTTATATTCCGCAGTGGAGCGCGGGGATATATCGGGCATGTCGTTTGCTTTTTTAATACGGGACGAGGTTTGGAAAAACCTTGATTCCGAGCTGCCGCTCAGAGAAATCCACAGCATAGCCAAGGTCTTTGAAGTAAGCGCGGTTAATCACCCTGCTTATGATGCAACGGAAATATCGGCGCGGGAACGCGGAGCGTTGGAAAACGATTTGCGGGCGTTGGAGAACGCAAAAAGGCAATTGACAGTTAACAGCGAACAAACAAAAATTAAACAACTTAGGGAGAAAATTAAAATTTACGGAGGTTTAGCATGAACAAAGAAAAAATATTAAAAATAATTGCCGATAAGGAAGAGGCAAGGAAAAAGCTTGACGCTCAAAAGGCAGAGCTTGAAACGAGGTCGGAGACGGTTGAGGACGAGGCGGAGCTTAGGAAGATGGTTACAGAAAGTAAAAAGCTTTCGGCGGAGCTTCGCGAAATTGACAAAGATTTAGCGGAGTTTAGGGCGGCAGTTTATGACCTTAACGCTTTTGAAGAAAGAAGCCACCCTAAAGGCGGCTTAGACGTTATTTCAGTTTACGGCGGAGCAGGTTACAGTGAAAAAGGGGGAGCAACCGAAAAAAAAGAGCTTGACCCGTTAGACACGCCGGAATATCGAAACGCGTTTATGAATTACGTTTGCCGGGGTGTTCCGTTAGCGGCGGAATTTAGGGCAAATCAAAAAACAACTTTAGGGGAAGTAGGAGCGGTTATTCCTACTACTCTGATGCACGAGATTATACGGGAGCTTAAAAGCTACGGCAATATCTATAACAAAGTTCGCAGGTTAAACGTGCAAGGCGGGGTTGAATTTCCGATTCTTACTTTAAAGCCTGTCGCTAAATGGGTCGGAGAAGGCAAAAGCGATGACCAAAAGATTGCGGCTGACCAAAACGTAGTATTTTCGTATTACGGGCTGGAATGTAAAATAGCGCAAACTCTGCTTGTCAGCGTAGTGACTTACGCGGCTTTTCAAGCGGAATTTGTACCGCTGGCAACTGAAGCTCTGGTTCATGCTCTTGAAGTCGGAATATTCAACGGTTCGGGAAGCGGGCAGATGAAAGGAATCACCAAGGATAACCGTGTGCCTGAGAAAAATATAGTAACTTTGAGCAACGCTGAATTTACCGCTTGGAGCGGGTGGATGAAAAAAGTTTTCGCTAAGATGAAAAAATCATACCGTAACGGCATATTTGTCATGGCGCAGGGGACATTCGACGGTTACATCAACGGTATGGTGGATGCTAACGGTCAGCCAATCGGAAGGATTAATTTCGGGATTACGGACGGGGAAACATACAGGTTCGGCGGGAAGCTTGTAGAGACGGTTGAAGACGATATTATCGCGCCTTATGATGATGCGGTTGTCGGCGAGGTAGTTGCCGTATTCTTCAAGCCTACGGACTACGCAATTAACTCGAATATGGAGATGACTGTTACAGAGTGGGTAGACCATGACGACAATTTGGTTAAAACAAAAGCGAAGCTTATATGCGATGGTAAACTGCTTGACCCGAATGGGGTAATTATCATCAAAAAAGGCACAGCGGGAGCTTGATTTAATTAACAATTAACAATTAACAGTTAACAATTAAGGGGTGAGCTTTTGGATTTAACGGAGCGGGTTAGGCTGGCTTTGGGGGCTTCGGCTTTTTCTGATGAGACTATAGCTATATGGATTAGCGAGGTTAAAAGTTTTATGCTGGATGCGGGAGTTCCTCAAAGTGTTGTTGACAGTGAAAAAAGTATAGGCTTGATTGTTCGCGGAGTTACTGATTTATGGAATTTAGACAGCGGTAATGCTAAGTTGTCAGAATATTTCAAAATGAGAGTAGGACAGTTAAGAAGTTAGGAGTTTTTTTATGGTTAATCATATGTCGCCTTTTAACGGTAATTTTTTTGATTCTAACGGAGAGGTGAGGAATATTGACAGCTTATTTTCGGGAACGGGTAATTCGGGTAACAATGCCGCTCCGCGTTCGCCATTTTATGTTTACTACATAAATGTCAGCGGAGGGCATGGCGCAGCGGGAGGCGGGGGAAATCATAACCTTGCTTTTACGTTAATAACGGGGGAAAAAATCTTTGAATCTGTATCAAATGTCACCCCCGGAATGTTGGCTATAGCTTTAACAGAATTTGGGGCAACATCAGCCAAAATGGGGATTCCTGCAAATGGAATTTACGGATGGGTTCAAAATAACGGAAGCACACCGAATTTCAGAGGAAATATATTAAGAATCTGGGGTTCGGATTCAACGCTATATGTATTAATGAGCAATTCGACAGCCGATGATGGTGCAAATCTTAGAATAGAGGAAAGAAGCCTCGGATTCATGAGCTTTGAAATTAACGTAAAAGAAGAGGTTATATAGTTATGTTCCGACCTTATGGGCGCAATGAGATGACTACGGCGGCAAGACTTTTAAAAAGAAGCCTTGTCACCGAGCTTGGGATTAACAAGCCTGTTTATACCGCCGCTGAAAAAGAGCCGATTTTAATGTGTAACTTCAAAACCTTTGTAGGAGGGGAAGAGGTAAGTAAGGGCTTATTCGCAGAAAGCGGAGGGGCGAAAATTACTTGCTTCTACCGCCCCGATATAGCACACGGTGACAGATTGGAGCTTCTATCCAAGGACGGAGAAACGGTTATTTCAAGCTGGGACATAGTCACCCCGCCGGATAACATTGAACAAAGAGATTTTTGGCTTCAATTTAATGTTAGGTTGGTTACTTGATGCTATTTAAACATTGGCAAGCTTTCCCGATAATGCTTCTTGCAAAACTGCCGAAAAGTTTATGCCTTGTTTTTCTGCTTGAACATTCATCCAATTTGGGATTGTCAGATTTTTTCTTACAGAGCGGTTATCAAGAATACGGCGGTATGCGTCAATATCCACGTCCACCAATGTTACTATATCGCCATCTTGACACTTTATTTCCGATAATTCGGAAGGTTCTGGAATTTCGCGCCCAAAATCGTCTAACTCGCATACGAGGCACAGCGAAATAGCATCACGCGCCATATAAATCGCTTCGCTTATATCGATGCCCTGAGTATCAATTTCAAGGTCGGGAACAGATACTACATAACCGCTTTTTGTCGGAGTTAAAACAACAGGATATACCTTTCTCACTTTAATCCTCTCCTTTTAATTATTCTTTTTGCCAGTATCTCGTTTATTTCATTCTGTCTGGATATTGATTCACGCTCAATTCCGTTAGTATAAATTGTATGGTCGCTACCCTCTCTTAAAAAATACCAGCCGTTTTTTAAGAATTTGTTGATTAAATCTCGTCTTTTCATCATTATGCTCCCCTCTAATAACATTATACGCATTTTATACGCATTTGTCAAGTAAAAAAAAAAGGAGTTTTTTTTATGCCCTCACATGCGAGTATTCAAGTTGATATGTCAAAGTTGATTAGAAACATGCTTAAATTGGAAGCTAACATTGATGATGTAAATAGAGTATCAGCAAATATTACTAAAACACTTTCCAGAAATGTCTATAGTCAACTTGAGGCAGAAGCTATAGCACGAAAAGACGAAGGTGATATGTTGGATTCTTTGGAATTATATATTGATGAAAGACCATACGCAGCTTTGGCTAGCGTGGGCTTTTATAAAGAAAATAATGAGCAGGGATTTGATAATGCGATATATTTGGAGTATGGCAGATATCGAAATGGAAATATCGACTCACCCAAACCGTTTATACGTCCTATTCGATTAGCTGCGTTGAGTAAGGCAAGGTATCTTCGAAAGAATATTGAGAAAATGTTAGAAAAAGGAGAAATGTTATTTTGAAAGACCCGATTGAAATCTTAATAGATTCATTTAACTCAATAAATATACCTGTTTACATGCAGGGAGCTTTAAAAGGCACGATTCCGAGAGCAGACAGGTTTTTTACTTATTGGATTTTATCTTCAAAATATGAGGACTATTACGATAACCACCCTATGAAGGTTTCTTTTCAATATAGTTTTTTTCTTTACTCCAAAAATCTAATTGAATGCCTGCCGCTTAACGCAAGTGAAACAGTTAACGAAATACTGCTTCCGGCGGGATTCAAAACCAGAGGAGCGGGCAGGTCGAACGGGTATTTTAATTCAGAATATGCGAGCTGGGTCAATGAGTATTCATATACGTTAAAGTTTAAGTAAAGAGAGGGGTTTTTTATAATGGCAGTTCAAAAGTTTCTTTTAAAAACAGGCGTACAGGATTTGGTTTACGCGCCTGTCGTTAAAGACGATAAGGAAGGATTTGAAACAGGTGTGCCCAAGCAACTGGTTTTTGTTGCTTCGCTTTCCAAAAGTAAAGAAATTAATGTTGAGGCGATTCATTACGACAATAAAGAGATGAGAAAGCTGGTGTCCGAGGGTGATGTTGAAACCAGCATTGATTCAAGCGTTTTGCCGCTACACGTCAAGGCGGAGCTGGAGGGAAAGTTGATTGATGAGGATACAGGGGCTGTTCTGGATAACGGCGTAGGGCGGGCTGTTTATTTCGCGGTAGGTTATAAGGCGAAATATTACGATAATGAGGACAAAGAGCAATTTTTATATGTTTGGCACGCAAAGGGCACTTTTGATGTTACTGAAGAGGAATATAACACCGAAGAGGGGACGGACACGGAAAAAACAGGGCAATCATTTACATATCACAGCATGAGAACCGTGCATGAATTTGATTTTAAGGGAGAAAAGCACACAGGCAAGGTAATTACTGCGGACAGTGCAAGCGGACTTATTGATGAGGATAAGTTTTTTGCACAGGTTATGACACCTGAGAATATCGGGACGGCTAAATCTTTAATTTAATTTGGAGGTTTGTAAATGAAACGGTTTGAACTTAATATTTACGGCGCGGACGATGAAATATTAAAGACCTATTCTGCTTCAAGGGTTAAAATGGGGGTTTTTGAAAGGGCGGTTATTCTGGCTGATGAACTTCCAAAACTTAATTCCTCTGAAATCTTTGAAGCGTTTCATGAGCTTTTTAAAGACATTTACCCCGGATTAACGGATGAGGATTATTCCTTCGCGGATTACGATGATATTTTAAATACTTTTTCTGCCATTGTTTCTTTATCAAAAAACTAAGCGAGGGAGAAAGGCGCGGCGATTCTCCCCCAAAGCGTACTCTTCAAGAAGCTTTTTTTGAGCTTCGAGACGGATTAAGCCGCGTTTATCCTGCTTTAGACCCGATTACGCTTAAAGAATTCCCCGCCGAAGAGGTTATTGAGTTGATTACAACCATGAAAAAAGCAGGGCAGAGGGCGGAAAAACGAGCGAAAAGCAACCCTAAGCGTGTTCAAACTGCGCCGAACGGTAAAAAAATTCAAGTGACGGAAATCGCGGTTACATCACCTAAAAATTTCTTTTGAAAGCGGTATAATTATGGTGGATAGAAGCATAGGTGCGAAGTTTGGCTTTGATATTTCGGACTTAAAATACGGGGTCACAGAAGCGAACAGGCTGATTCGGCTTGCTGACAGCGAGTTTAAAAACGCCTCTGCCGGGATGGGGGATTGGACTAAAAGTGCCGATGGCTTAGAAGCGAAGCAAAGACAGCTTAACGCTACCTTGGAGGCGCAAAAATCTACTTATGCCAATTATGCAAAAGATTTAGATGCGGTGAAGCAAAAATACGGCGAAAACTCCAGAGAAGCGGTTGAGCTTGAAATTAAGCTCAACAGGCAAGCCGCTGCGCTTAAAACCACTGAACAAAGCCTTAAAGAAACAAAAGAATCTCTAAAAAATTTCGGGAATGAAACGTCAGAGGCTTCGGCTAAAACGGAGAAGCTTTCAAACGGCTTTAAAGATTTTTTCGCCGCCGGGATGGCTCTTAAAGGCATTGATGCTATTTTAGGTAAAATTAAATCCTCACTGGACGGAGCGATAAGCCGAATTGACACGCTTAACACTTTCCCGCAGGTTATGGAAGGGATGGGCTTTTCGGCTGAAAAGGCAGAGGAGGCTACAAGAAAGCTATCAAGCGGGATACAGGGGCTTCCAACCACCTTAGACGGCATTGTGGGCATTACGCAAAGCTTAGTTACCATGACGCAAGACCTTGAAACCTCAACGGATACCGCCCTTGCGCTCAATAACGCCATGCTTGCAAGCGGCAGCGCGGGGGAGAAGGCTTCGCGCGGTATGAATATGTATATCTCCATGCTTTCAAGCGGGGAGGTTTCCGCGCAAAGATGGCGGACGCTTCAAGAGACAATGGGCTACGCGCTTCAAAAGACGGCGGAAAGCTTCGGATATGCAGGGCAGGCGGCTCAGAATGATTTATTCAAGGCTTTGCAGAGCGGTGAAATTACTTTCAGCGATTTTAACGCGAGAATTATTGAATTAAGCGATGGCGTTGACGGCTTCGCATCGAAATCGGCTGTGGCTACAAGCGGGATTGCCACGGGTATATCAAACGCAAGTACGGCTATTGCGCGCGGGACGGCTTCTTGGGTTGATTCGATTAACAAAGCTTCCGATAGCATGGGAGGAATCGGAGGCGTTGCGTCATCAATCGGCAAAACCATTGAAAACAGCATGAAAACAGCCGCGCCTGCTATTGGGAATGTTGCAGGCTTATTGGTTAAGCATGAATACGCGGTTAAGAGCTTAGTCGCCACGATTCTTATATACCAAGGCGCGGTCGGGCTGTCAACAGCGTTGAACGCTAAATTGACGGCTGCTACAGGTGCTCAGACATTTGCGGAGGTTAATGCCGCTACTGTAAAAGCTTTGCTTACAAAAAAAGTAACCGCGCTTAATGCCGCGTTAGCCGCCAACCCTTACGCATTCGTGATAGCGGGGTTTACAGCTTTAGGTTTGGTTATTAAAAACTTCATTGACAAACAAGCCGAAGCCATGCTTCAAACAGGTATGCTTAACGAAAATTTGTTAAAGCAAAATGAAATACTTTCAAAAGATTTCGGCAAAGAAAAGGCTAAAAGCCTTCAAGAGATGGCGGAGCGTTATGATGAATTGCGCCTTGCCGCTCAACTGACCAATGACGAGGCGGCGGAGCTTGCGCGGTTGTCACAGGATTTAGCGGGGATTCTGCCGCAGGGCACGAGCCTCATTGATGAGCAGACGGGGGCATATAAGGCTTTAGGCGGCGGGGTATCAGAGGCAATTGAGGCGATGGAACTGCAAGCCCATATCGCTAAACAGACATCACTTAAAGAGCACTGGGAAGAAGAGCTTGCAACGATGCGCGGCTATGTTGACGCTGTCGAAAAAACAATTAAAGAAGATTATGAGACGCGTGCAAATTACGCCGAAATGAACGAAGAATCCATGAACGCTCTGCGCCGAGCCATCGCCGATGAGCTTGAAGCTTATAATCAAATGTTCGAGGATTTGCAGAAGTCAAACAAAAGCTTTGCAGAGCAGTTTTACCAATCCGAGGTTGACATTTTGGAAGCGGAGTTTAAGGATAAACTGGAAGCGGTGATGGGCGAAATCCCGGATAACCTTGAATTGGTCGGGGCTGAGGCAATAGAAGGCTTCTTAAACGGGCTGAAAAAGAGGGCGCACGAAGTCCCTGAGCTTATGCGGAATTTGATGAAGGAAGCATTAGATGCCGGGCGCGATGCCTTGGATATTCGCTCACCGTCACACGAAATGGAAAGTATGGCAGATGATACGATTGACGGATTTATTAAACAAACTCAAAGACGTTTTTCGGAGATGCGCGAAACTTACAGCCGGCTGGGTGAGACGGCAGTAAATGCTTTACAAGCTTCTTTGACTGATAGCGGCGGGGTTCTCGGCGGGCTTGATAACCTTATGCCGGATATTAAAAAGAGCAAAGGCATTTTTAAAGAACTTTTTAATAATATTTTAGGCGATGGTTTTATCGAGGGGCTGGCAGTAACAGCTGACAGTTTAAAATATGCGGCTAATTTGCCGCGGCGCGGCGGCGAAAGTTTTAATGAAAGCAGGGACGGTATAAACAGCGGAAATGTAATTCATTTCACTCAAAATAATACAAGCCCGCGAGCATTGGACAACCTTGAAATCGAACGCAAAACCAGACAAGGTCTTCAACTTGCTACATTCGGATTAAAATAAAATTTCGGTTTTAAGTTTTAGGGGAGGTCAGTTCAATGCTTGAAAATCTGATTTGCAAAGCTCAAAAAAGTTCTGTAGATTTGGTTCATGATAAGCGTTTTGTACTAAAAGATATACAAGGCTTGTCTCCCGAAACTGTAATTAATACCGTTGAAACCGTTGGCGCGGATGGCAGCTTATTCCGCAGTGCGAGAAGTGCAGAGCGCAATATTTTAATTGTCGTAGGAATCAACCAAGAATACGGTGAGGCTGCTAAGATTGCTTTATATGATGTTTTCCGCGCCCGCGAAGAAGGAACGCTTTATTATAAGTCGGAAAACCGAGATGTTAAAATAAGATACAGGGCGGAAAAACCGAATATCCCGCCTATGGTTTATCCAATGTCGGCACAGATTTCGCTGATTTGCCCGGATTATTTCTTCGAATCATCTGAAATAAAGGCTTTAACAATGGTAGGGATACTCCCTAATTTTGAATTTCCTTTAGAACTTCACGACCCGGGGCGGCTTGAATTCGGAACTGTTTTACAAAATAAAATAATTGCAATCAATAACGGCGGGGACGTTATTATCGGGGTTGTTTTTGAAATAACTGCGATTCACACGGTTAGAAATCCGATTTTTAAGAAGTTAAGAACCGATGAATATATGCAGTTGAATATTGAAATGCAAGCGGGTGATGTTTTAAGAATAAGCACTTTGAAAAGAGAACAATCGATTACACTAAAGCGCGGGAGAGAAAGCTTAAATATGCTTGGCAGTATTACAGCGGGCAGTACTTTTTTTCAGCTTGAACGCGGAGAAAACTTGGTCTTTTTTGATGCAGAAACGGGATTTGAAAGCTTAACGCTTATCTGCTTTTATTCGGAAAAATTTGAGGGTGTTTAATATGATTTTGAGTTTTTATAATGAAAATCTGAATCTTGAAGGAATGGTCAGCGAATTTATTTCGCTTTTGTGGCATAGAAAATTTTTTCAAGTCGGAAACTTTACTTTAGTTGCACCCAAAACTGATTTTAACGAAAAATACATTCTTCAACATAAAATGTTTACTAAACCAAACGGCGCGGAGATTGCTTATATCACCAATATTATTATTGAATTTGATGAAAAAATGGGAGAAATCATCACGGCTTCGGGCTTTTTTATCAGTAGCTTGCTTTCATACAGAATAATATACGATGCGGAAACGGGAGATGGATTTTATGATGTAATAGACAAGCAGATTGGGGAGATGTGCGCTGATTCTAAGCGGAGAATTGAAAAATTAAAAGTTGACCGCTCTGTGTATGTGGAAAGTGAATATAACCTTGGATTTCGATTTTCTAATTTAGGAGAATATGTTGAAAATATATGCCGCCGCGAAAAATGCGGAATAACCGTTTCTCTTGTTACAGGCTCAAACACGCATTTGAGATTATCTGTAAAATATGGTGTGGACAGGTCAGCTTCACAATCAGAAAACCCTAAAATAATATTTTCTGCCGAAAATGAAAATTTAATTTGGCTTAATTATCAATACTCGGATAACGGTGCTGTTAACGCCATATACGGTTATGCGATTGCCGCGGATAGTGTTACGGGAATTAGACCCGAATTTCTTCACGACGGCGAACATGCCGGATTTGAGCGAATGGAAACCGCAGTTGAGGTTAACGCTGTGACAGCCTCTATTTACAGAGAAGTTGTCACCGATTGGACCGAAGAGGGTTTTCCTATTTTCGGAGAGCAACGCATTGAGGTGGTCGACATCAATAAAACAATGGAATTTTTGAAAATTGAAACCGCCAACAATGTGCGTGAGCCCAGCGAAAGCTACGAGGGAGGAGTGTATTTTGAAGACGGATATAAAACCGAATACGATTTAGGTGATATTGTTACGGTCGGAAAGACAGATAAGCGCATTGTTGAGGTAAGTGAATTTTATGATGTGAGCGGAATGAGAGTAGAGCCAATATTCGGAGACCCTGCGAGAACAATTGAGGAGTTTATTAAGGTTAGGTGATTTTAATGGATTTAAAAAATGCTTTTTGGGGATTTTTTAACAGCTTAAACGGCGACCGAAAATACAGTGCCGATGATTGGGCGGCGTTTGTTGCGGCGTTTGTGGGTAACGGCGTTTATGCTGAGCCTGCCAATAATCTGCAAATTGTCAGCGGGGCTACTATAGGACAGCCGGAGGTTGTTAACGGTAATTACACAATTTATGCACTGCCGGGCATAGCTTTTATTAACGGATATGTTTATTATAACAAAAGAGAAACTGCTATTCCGATTATTTATAATGAAGTTTTTGAAGTGAGAAACAATCCGAGAATT